CAGAACGCCAACGAGAAGAGCGCGGCGGCGACCACGGCGGCGCAGGCCGCTGTTTACAACAAATTCCTCGAATCCAAAAACCTGTAAAGGAGGGCACAACTATGCCTCAGTACGGAGCGAAAAATCTCCAGTGGGCGCCGTTCGCGGCGTCAAACCCCGAGCCGGAGGACGCGCTGCCTAACTACGGCACGCCGATGAAGCTCGGCGACCTCATGAGCGTCGCCGAAACGCTCAACTTCTCCGAGGTCGAATCGCGCGCGGACGATGTGCGCAAGATCTACCTGCGCGAGTTTGTTGACGGCTCGCTCGCCGTCGGCGTGCTGGAGCTGCCCAACGAGACCGCCTCGGCCGTCACCGGCGCGCAGATCGACAGCACCGAGGGCGCGAAGGACATCCATTTCTCCAGCAACGACACCGCGCCCTACGGCTGCCTCGGCTTCTACACGACCAACATTAAGGCCGACGGCTCGAAGTATTACAAGGGCATCTTCTACCCCAAGGTCAAGGCGAGCCTCGACGGGCGCACCTATAACACCAAGCAGAAGACCATCGTGCTCGACAGCCCCAAGCTGACGCTCTCGGTGGACGCCTGCAACACCGGCGAGTACCGCATCGAAAGCGACGAGCTTACAACCGAGGCCGCCGCGAAGACGTGGGTCAACGGCAAGGTCAAAGCCGCGGCCGGCGGCTGAGAACACCGAGGAAGGCGCAGCGCCCCCGCTGCGCCTTTTTCAGAAATCGGAGGCAAACCATGAAACTACACGAAGTTGATCTCTGCGGGCAGCACCTGCATCTCTGCCTCAACGGGCAGGCGCTGTTCGATCTCTACGATAAATTTGGCACCAAGGGCTTTATCACCGACCCCATCAAGGGCAGCGGCAAGAAGAGCTTCGAGGCGGTGTGCTATTACCTATTTAAGCTCTCCGAGCAGGGCGAGCTGTACCGTCGCTGGCAGGGACAGACGCACGGCCCCGTCCTCACCGAGCAGTTTTTCCGCGTCAACCTCGCTCCTCATGATGTTGCCGCGGCGAAGGACGCCATCCGCACCGCCATCGTCCTCGGCTTTCAGCGCGAGGAGAAAGAGACGAGCGACCTTGACCTCGGCCTTGTGGAGCTTCAAAAAAAAACGGAATCTCCGTGACGCGTGCGCTCTGGCTCCAGCTTCTGACGCAGTTCCTGCGCCTGAGCGTCCGCGAGGGCCTGCTGCTTACGCCGGGGCAGGTCATGGACCTGCAAACGCTTGAGGAGCGGCGGCGCGAACTCAAACGAGAGGAGGGTGCGTGATGGCAGTACGCCAGATCACCACACGGCTCGCTATCGACGGCGAGCAGGAATACAAAAAGCAGCTGGCCGCGGTCAACCGCGAGCTCGGCAACCTTGGCGCGGAGATGAAGCTCGTCGACGCGCAGTTTAAGGGGCAGGCGAACAGCTCCGAGGCGCTGCGCGCCAAGCACGACCTGCTCAAGCAGTCTATTGAGCAGCAGGTCGGCAAGGTCGAATCGCTCAAAGAGGCGCTCGAGGAAGCAAAGCAGGCCTACACCGAAAATGACGCCCGCACCGACAGCTACCGCAGGCAGCTGCTCAGCGCGGAGACCGCGCTCGCCAAGCTCAACAGCGAGCTGAGCGAGAACGACAAACTGCTTAAAGAGGCTGAGGACAGCGCCGACGGCTGCGCGAAGAGCATCGACGGCTACGGCAAGGAGGTCAAGAAGGCCGCAGACGAGACGAACGGAGCCACGGACGGCCTGAGTGAGTTTAGCGACACCCTTGCCGGCCTTAAGGAATCGGTAGCGACCGGTGACATCGGCGGGATCGTCTCGTCGCTTGGCGCGATGAAGGGCCTGCTGGTCGGCGGGGCCATTGTCAGCGGACTGAAAGAGGTCGCGGAGAAGATATGGGATGTGGCGAAGGCAGGCGCGGCATATGCGGACGATATCCTCACCATGTCGACGGTCACCGGCCTTTCAACCGATGCGCTGCAGGAGTATCAATATATGGCCGACCTCGTGGACGTCTCAGTCGAGACAATTACCGGCTCGATTACCAAGCTCACACGCAACATGCTGCAAGCCAAGGACGGCACGGGCGAGCAGGCGGAGGCCTTCGCCGCGCTCGGCATTCAGATCACCAACGCCGACGGCTCGCTGCGCGATGCGCAGGAGATATGGGACGAGGTCATTACAGCTCTCGGTCAGATGAGCAACGAGACAGAGCGTGACGCCTACGCGATGGTGCTGATGGGCAAGAGTGCACAGGATCTCAACCCGCTCATTGAGGCGGGTGCCGATAAGATCAACGCACTGCGGCAGGAGGCCCATGAGGCCGGTGCAGTGCTCGACGAGGACATGCTTGCGACCCTCGGCGAGATGCAGGACGCCTTTGACCGTCTATCACAGCAGACCAACGCCTTCGAACGCATCCTTGCGGGAACGCTTGCGCCGACCATCACGGATATTGTCAATGCGATTGTCGGTGCCGTCCAGCAGATGGGCAACTTTATCCAGCGCGTACAGGAGGCCAAGCAGGCGATCGATGAGCTTGCCGAGCGAAATGCAGCCGTTGGCGTTGCAAAAGAAAGCCTTGGCTGGATTCGAGATATTTCCTTAGAAGGAATGGTCTCCCAAATCCCATTTGTTAACATCCCCTACAACATCTACAAGGGCGCTAAGTGGCTTTCTGGCTCCCACGCCGCGGGGCTCGACCGTGTTCCCTACGACGGCTATCTCGCCGAGCTCCACGCGGACGAGGCGGTGCTCAACGCGCAGGAGGCCGCGCTGTGGCGCTCTGTGGGGCGCTCAGGCGCGCGCACTCTCCCGCCGGCGT